AGCGTTTGACTGTTAATCAAAATGTCCGTGGTTCGAGCCCACGTAGGGGAGCCAAGATAACGGAGAAATAATGGAATTAAATCTTATTGATAATTATGTGTATACAAGAATGTTAGACTTAGATCTGGCACAGCAGAAAAATACTGCTGATTTAATGTATAACTTTATCTTAGATAAATTTCAAGATGATGGTGCGGGATACACTGGTCAGTCAACTATGACAACTAAGTTGTATCTGAAATATAACTATTTGATGTATCCAGTTGCAGGAATTTCTAAACTGTATGGTGAGATACGTGATACATTTCATGCGTGTAAAAATCACAAACCACAACAGCGTATGTATACAGAGTATCATATGCAGTGTTGGTTAAACTATTATAACAAAGGTGATTACATTGATTGGCATGGTCATTGGCCAGAAAGTTATGATGGCTGGCATGGGTTTTACTGTTTAGATGTAGAACCAGATTCTAACACCCAATACAAAGTTCCGAATAATACAGAGATTACTACTATTGAAAGTAAGAATAATCTGTTAGTTATTAGTAAGAGTGATGGTGACCTACATAGGTCTTCTGAGTGGATCCATGAAGATCGCCCAAGAATCACTATTGCTTTTGATATTATTCCTTCTGTTAATCTGTTTGCTAATAAT